TAAAGGAAGAAACGTATTATTCGTACAGGATAATAACGACAATATTTGGATGTGTGGCTATAAAGATGGAGTAGAGGTTACTGCCTTCACTACAGCAAGTGGCACAGCCAAAGGAGATATGTCAGGATACACAATTACACTGACTGGCGAAGAGAAAGATAAGGCATACTTATTAGATCAATTTGTATCACCTGAGACTCCTTTTGAAAACTTCCCACTAGTTAACGTAGTTCAAGCATCACTATAAGTATAATTGTGCTATATTTAAAGCATGATTTACTTACTTAAAAATACAGCAGCACAGCTCCTCTACCTTAGTCTAAAGGAAGGGGAGCTTTTGCTTGCTAATCCCTATACGCATTACTTGTTAGAACTAACTAACGAGCAGACTTTAGAAAAGCTTTACGCTATCCCTATTCAGATAGCACAGAATAATAGGTATACTACCATTCAAATCGGCACCAATGCCAACACACCAACAGCTGCGAGCCTACTAATTAACTACCCAGCGCGATTTAGCTACGTAGTTTATGGGCAGAATAGCAGCACTAACTTAGATCCTACAGATGCTGTTGTGGAAGGGGTAATACAGATTGGTTATTTAATAGTAGAAGATTTAACTACTCCCCGATTTACAGAGCCTAACCTAACCATAGATTCAGATATAGCCTACAATGGATAAGATTAAACACGCAGCACCAATGTTAGTTAATCTTGGCGCAGCAATGCCTCAAGAGGCTAACGAGAAAGAGACTCCTAAGGGATGGGTAACATTAGGCGAGGCTAACTCATTTCCTAATTACTTAATAGATTTATACTACAGTTCTCCGGTGCATTCAGCTTTGACTATGAGCATAGCTTTCATGATTGCAGGGAAAGAGATTAAAAGTAATAATCCTGCAGCACAAAGAGAGATAGATAGACTTAAACTAAATAGCATTAGAAGACCTGTAGCATTAGATGCTAAGATGCAGGGAGGGTATTACTTAGAGATTATTTGGAGCGTAGATAGAAATAGCATAGCTAAAATTAACGAGCTGCCTTATGAGAATTGCCGTCTTGCTGTTGCTAATGATGAAGATGTTATACCTGGCATTTATTATTCTAAAGATTGGAATGATATGCGCAAAAAGAAGAACATTCCTGTATTTATCCCGATGTATAATCCTACTTCAAAAGCAGATGAGCCTTCTCAAGTGCTATTTATTGGAGTGATGACACCCGGCAGCGCATACTATCCAAAGCCTGATTACTACAGTGCTATCAATTACATAGAAATTACAAGAGAAATCAGTGAGTTTTACAGAGCTTTCTTAAGTAATGGTATGGCACCTTCTTACATGCTACATTTTAACAATGGTATTCCCGATCCTGAGGAGCAGTTAGCTATCAGAAGGAACTGGGAGACTATGGTAGGTGCAAGAAAAGCGGGTAAGGTAGTATTTACATTTAATGAATCTGCAGATAGAGCACCTCGTTTAGACTTAGTGCCTATGACTGATGCTGATAAGCAGTGGCAAGAATTAAGCACGCAGTCAAGAGAGAACATCTTAGCAGCTCACCGAGTTACATCTCCTCTACTATTTGGTATTAGAGACTCAGGAGGATTAGGCAGTAACGCTGATGAGATGAAACAAGCTTACCGCATCTTTAATAAGAATATAATTGAGCCATATCAAAAGATTATAACTGATAGCTTTGAAGAGATTTTTAAGGGTATGGGCATTGTGGCTGATATCTATATTGAAAGTAATGATATTTTTGGTGAGGAAATCACTGCGCCAACTGTTGCACAATCTGCAACAACTCAATTATCTGAGGAAAAAAAAAAGATTAATTTAGATCCACAAGAGAAGCCTCCAATCTTTACCGATGAGGATGAAAATTGGTGGTGTGAATTCTTAGAAGATAAAGGCGAGATAGTAGATGAGGAGGAGTGGGAATTAATCGAAGCTGAGCCTGTTAATCTTGCATCAGTTAGAAGCTACTCTGATCCTGATAAGCCTTCTGAAATGGATAGTGGACTGTATAAAATTAGATACGCATACTCAAAGAATCTTAGCGCTGATAGTAGAAAGTTCTGCAGACAAATGGTAAGCGCTGCACGTAATGGCTTTGTTTATCGTTACGAAGATTTACAAGCCATGGAGCCTGATACTAATGAGCTTAATCCAAACATGGGCCACAATGGCAATACGTTTAGCGTGTGGTTATTTAAGGGCGGAGTCAATTGTAAACATTTTTTCGAGCGTAGAGTTTATTTTCGCAAGAGAGAGAAAGGAAGATTTGTAAAAGATAATGGCTTAGATTCATCTGATCCTATCTCAGTATCTAAAGCAATACGTGCAGGGATGCCTTTAAAAGATATTGCTAAAGATTTTGCTCGCGCTAATACTGCTACTTATGACTTGCCAAATAATGGCAGATACCCAGGAACAAATTAAACTAAAATAACATGGCAATAGCACCCGAAATATTATTCATTAACGAGGAATTCTTAAAGAAATATACTCAGCTTAATGAGGCTGTAGATACTAACCTTATCCGCCCTGCTATCTATTTAGCACAGGATAAGTACATCACTCTTTGGCTTGGCACTAACTTGACTAACAAGATTAAGAATGAGATAAGTGCAGGCACATTAGCTGGAGTCTATGAGACTTTGCTAAATGAGTATATCGTAAAGCCTACTGCATGGTGGACCATGGTAGAGCTTTATCCTATGCTAATGTATAAGCATGATAACGGTAACTTAGTTACTCGCCAATCTGAGAATACTACAGCCATTACTCAAGGTGAGCTATCATCTCTAAGAGATATGGCACGTGAAAATGCTAATTACTATACTCAAAGATTAGTAGATTACCTTTGTGCCAATAACTCAGACTATCCTGAGTATAGCAATAATACAAGCCCTAATATTACACCCATTCGAGTAGTAAACAGGCAGAGTCAAGTTACTTTTAGTAGAAGTATGAATAACAGTGATAGTCCATGGAGCAGATTTAATGTGCGAGACTTTACTAACTAAGAATGAAATTAACAAAGGAGCAGCAAACAAGAAAAGACTATGAGCGTAAGCTTAAGGTCTATTTAACTAAACGCGATAAAGAACTAAGAAAGAATGAAAGCACCAACAATCGAAGAGCTTAAAGCTCAATTCACAGAGCTAGGCTACAAATGGCCTACTATTCATGTAGTAGGTATTAGAAGTAAAGCTAATGAGCCTAACAAATTTGACGATCTAATAGGTTTAGTAAATGGCAGCGAGCTTAAATGGTACAGTGGTACAACTAATCCGGGTACATTTTGGTTGAATAATCCTATGAATTCTGCAGGCACAGCAGTATTAAAGGCAGGCCAATACATAGACACTTATAACATTGGCTTGCATAAGGGCAAATACACTGCATTAGTGCAGTCAAAGAAAGTAACAGTGTATAGAGATGCCGATAAGGATAACATAGCTGAGGAGCAAGGTAAAGAAGATACAGGCCTATTTGGAATTAACATCCATCGAGCTAATGAATTAACAGAATCTCGTAATATTGATAAGTGGAGCGCAGGATGCCAAGTGCTTAATAATGCAGGACAATTCAAAGAGCTTATTCAAGCATGCATTAAATCAGGTAAGAAGTCGTTTACTTATACGCTACTAAAAGAGTCATGAGCAATAGCCAACAGCAGATAGCAGAAGGAGTAACCGGTACAGTTAGCAGCATCTTACTTAGCGTGCCAGCATGGATGTTAGATATAGAATTTGCTTTAAAAATTGTATGCTTAATCTTATCAGGTATAGCTTCAATCTTTACCATCTATAAGATGAATAAGAGCAAGAGATGAAATGGCTTAAGAGCATATTCAGTAATGAAGGAGATGCTAGCTCTAAGCGCGTGGCATCTATATTAGCATTACTTGTATGCATTAACTTAAGTTACATCGGTACCTTTACTGATTACAAATGCCCCGAATACATGTTTGATGGCTTGCTAATTTTAGCAGGAGGTGGATTAGGATTAACAGTAATTGAGTCTATCTTTGACAAAAAGAAATCAAATGACACATCAAACCAAGAATCAAATTAAGTTAGCTGTAGTATTCGGCATAACAGTATTTATCTGCATACTTATGCAGCTCATGTACATTAGAATTAAAGATAGCGAGAAAGCTATACAAGGCTATGAGAGAAGAGCTGATAGAGCTACGCATGTGATAGATAGTTTAGAAGCTACTAACGTGCAGCGTATGCAAGAAATTGCAGAACTCAATATGCAGATTGAACATAATACTAAAAGATATGAAGCTAACATCAGCGCTATTGATTCTCTTGACCGTAATGGCCTCAAGCGTGCCATGCGTAATCTACTCACAAGCCTTGCCGGTGAGAGATACCCTGGTGAGTCTAACGACTAGCGAAGTAAGAAGCTTACTTAAGCTAAAGGCCGAGCGTGATTATCTGCAGGGCCAAGTTACCTTATTATCAAAAAGTGATAAAATTGCAAGTTCTGTCATTAAGGATCAGCAGAAATCTATAGATGCATATAGCGTAGCTAATGAGCAAAAGGCTCAGCAGTTAATTAAAGCACAGGAGCAGCTGAATAAAGAAGCTGCACGTAAAGAATCATGGCGCAGTGTAGCGCTAATAGGTATACCTATCTCATTCGTGGGGGGTATTATCTTCACTATACTTTTCTAAGCTAACAAATCTTTGTTAATAACTTTGCTACAATTAGCAAGGTTTCTTTTGCATATCTAAAAATTAGTAGTACATTTGCTAAAATTAAATCAATAAGCAATATGAAAAAAGCACTACTCTTTATCGCGATGATTATCGCAGGATTACTCATCGG